CTCAAGGATGGTGCCACGATCATTTGGCGAGGTCACTTGCCAGCCAACGCTCCGATGGCCGAGATCATCTTCGAAAACCCACTCAAAACAACCGCAAACACGGCATTGAACTTCGCGTGCATCACCACCGGTGCAGCGGTCTACGTCAACGCACAAGGATTCACGGCACCGTAAAGCATGATCGACGTCAAAGTCACCACCAAAAAATCATTCGACAAGGTCAAGGCCAAGGCCCAGCAAGGCAACTTCAAAAGCCTGGGACATGCGGCTGCGTCGATTCGTTTGATCGCTCGGCGATCGATCCGACGTCGCCAATCGGCCGCAATGCCTGGCTCACCACCCAATACCCGTCGAGGTCAGTTGAAACGATCGATCATGTACTCGCTCGACAAACAGCGTGGCGTTGCCATCATCGGTCCCGACTTCGATGTGGTAGGTGCAGCCGGCAGGGCCCATGAGTTTGGTGGGAGGTTCCGTCGAGAGCGTTACCCCAAACGACCGTTCATGGGACCGGCACTTGAGAAAGTCAGAGATCGCTTGCCTCCGATGTGGGCAAACAGCATTCGATAAGGAGAAACTAGTATGCCAGCCAAACTTGGATTAGATGCAAAGCTCTACCGTAATTCGGGAACGTATGCGACTCCCGGATGGGATGTCATCGGAAATGTCCGCGACCTAACGCTCAACCTGGAAACAGGGGAAGCGGACGTATCCACGCGTGGCAATAACGGATGGCGCGCAACGGTCGGCACCCTGAAGGATGCCTCGTTGGAATTCGAGATGGTGTGGGACACGGCTGATGCGGACTTCACCTCCATTCGTGATGCCTTTCTAAATAACACCACGATTGAATTCGCAATCATGGATGGGCTCATCAGCGGCGTCGGTAGTAGTGGTTCGCAAGGACTGCGCGCTCTCTTCCGCATCGCCAGCTTCTCACGCAACGAAGCTCTCGAAGAAGCCATCACGGTATCGGTTACTGCCAAGCCAACTTATTCGATCAATCCACCCGCCTGGATGACGATCGCTTAGCCATTTTCCTCGCCATCAGATCTTTGGGGATTTTAGAAAATGCATAGTTTTGTGGATAACTCCCGACGGACCTGGGAAGTCGCGATCAACATCGCGGCTGTTAAACGGATCCGAGGTCTGCTTGGGATCGACCTGTATTCACTGGTCGACGATGGATTCAAGTCTCTCTCCAAACTTGTCTCCGATCCGGTCACTCTGGCCGATGTCCTGTACTGCTTGTGCAAGGATCAAGCCGAGAAACAATCGATCAGCGATGAAGATTTCGGCAGATCACTCGCTGGCGATGCGATCACCCAAGCTGCGGATGCATTCGTCGAGGAGCTGATCGATTTTTTCCCAGATGCCCGCGCCAGGGCGAGCCTTCGCAAGGCGATCGAAGCGGGCAAGACGGTCAGGGACAAGGTTCTGAGCCACGCGGAGAAGATCCTCGATTCGATCGACCCCGAAACCGAAGCCAAGAAGTGGATCAGCTCGTCTGGCACTTGGCCGGAGTCCTCGGCTGTGATCCCGGACCATTCAGCCTCCGGGAGCTAATCGCGATGGGCGAAGCGCGAAGCCAGGTTCTCTGGAATCATACATCCAGTGTTCTGGCAATGCTCGCCAACATCCATCGCGATGCCAAACGCTCGAAGATCTACCACCCATCGGATTTCAATCCACATGGGAAGAAACGGAGCCAACTACGCACGATGGTTGGAATCGAAGCTCTCAAACACGTTTTCATTGATCGGATGCAAGAGAAACAGTAACGATGGCATCAAGCTCCAGTATCAAAGCCGGTTCAGCCTACATCGAGCTCTTCACCAAAGACTCTCGTCTGGTGAAGGGGCTCAATGATGCCTCAAAGCGGCTCGATGCTTTTGGCAAAAGTCTTCAAGGGATCGGCACGAAAATGGCGATGCTCGGTGCCGGAATCGTCGCTCCACTGGCTGGGGCAGCCAAGGTGTTTGCCGACATGGGGAGCGACATGGTCGACATGAGCCAGCGTACTGGCGTGTCGGTCGAGGCCCTCTCGGAACTGGGATTCGCTGCTGAGCAATCCGGTGCCGACCTTGGAACGCTCGAAGGTTCGCTCAAGAAGATGCAGAAAATGCTCTTCGAAGCGGCCTCCGGATCGCAGTCAGCCCAAGAAACACTCGCATCCCTGGGACTGAGTGTTGCGCAGCTCTCAAAGCTATCGCCCGACGAGCAATTCAAATTGATTGCCGATCGGATGTCGCAAATCACCGATCCGACGCTTAAGACCGCGACCGCAATGGCGATCTTCGGGAAATCAGGCACGCAATTACTGCCGATGCTTTCGAGTGGTGCCAAAGGAATCGAGGAACTGCAGCAGCAGGCTCGCGACCTTGGGCTAACCATGGCAACCGAAGATGCCCAAGCGGCCGAAGCTTTTGGTGACCGCATCGATGTACTGTCGAAAGTCCTCAAGAAGACCGTATTCACCATCGGCTCAGCGCTCGAGCCTGTCCTCTCCTCGATGATTGAGTCGACAGTCCGAATAGTGGTCACCATCAGCGACTGGATCAAAAACAACAAGGAACTCATCGTCACTGTTTTCAAGATCGGCATGGCGATCGCAGCCGGCGGTGCCGCGATCGTCGCTCTGGGTGCTGCCGTTGCTGGGATCGGAACCGTCCTCGGTGCGGCAGCCACGGTACTCACCGGCATTGGCAGCGTGTTTGCGTTCTTGGGGACCGCGATCGCGGCACTCATGTCTCCGATTGGCTTGACCATTGCAGGTCTTGCGGCGTTAGTCGGCTACTTCGTCTACACAAGTGGTGCTGGGGCGCAAGCGATGCAATGGCTCGGTGAACGGTTCGGTGAACTCAAGGATACAGCGCTCGCTGCTTGGCAGGGAATCGGCGATGCACTCGCAGCGGGCGACATCGCACTGGCAGGCAAAATCCTGTGGCTGACCTTGAAAATGGAATGGCAACGTGGCGTCGCATTCCTGCAATCGAAGTGGCTGGACTTCAAGGGATTCTTCATCGGTATCTTCCAAAGTGCCGTCTACAGCGTCGCAGGATTGATGACCGATGCGTGGGCAGGCTTGCAAACCGGCTGGCTGGAAACCACCCATTTCATCGCTGATAGCTGGACGATTCTTATCAGCTTATTGCAGAAAGGATGGAACCGATTCAGCGGATTCTTCCAAAAGGTTTGGGCCCGCATCCAAGGTCTTTTTGGCGATACAAATGCCGAGGACCAGATCGCGAAGATCAACGACGAGATCGCTCGCCAAGACGAACTGATCAACAACTCTCAGAACCAAACGATTCTCGATCGTGAGAAGCAGCGCCAAAAGGCTCGCAATCAGATCGAGCAAGATCGCCAAGGTGCACAGTCAGCACTCTCCGACATGCAAGCCCAAGAGCAATCGGCTCTAGAGGCAGCCAACCAGAAAGCGCTAGCCGACTCGGCTGCAGAACTCGAGAAAGCCAGGGGAGAGTGGAAAGCAGCTCTCGGCGAAGCAGCAGCCAAACGCGCTGAAACTTCCCCAGGATCATCCAGCAAATTCTCGTTGTCCGGTCTAGATCTTCCCAGCATCGATGGCCTCGATCAGACACTCAACGAGACCAAGAAGAAAACGGATGTCGTTGGAACGTTTAACCCGATCGCTGCAATGAACCTCGGATCCGATTCGCTTGGCGAACGAACCGCACGTGCCAGCGAAGAGGTCGCGACCAATACCAAGAAACTCGTACAGCACGCACAAAGTGGCGGGTTGGTTTTCGGATAGGAGATTCGCATGCCTGACCCCATCATCGTGGAACGATTCGATTCCAAGCAGTTGCAGGAAAGCAAGGACGATCCTACCCATGATCTGATCTACATGATCATGAACACGGAAAGCTATTCCGTGGCTAAAGGTATGATGGCCGGCACGATCCCTCCCAAGGTCGGTGAACTCTTCCTTGACCATTTCCGAGTGGCGCACTTAGGAAATGGCGTGTGGGAAGGGACCGCCCACTACGTCAAATGGAAGAGCGAATCGCAATACTCGTTTGACACAGGAGGTGGTAATCAGCATATCAGCCAGAGTATCGCCAACGTGGGCGGCTACAGCGCTCCGGGATTCATCGCACCCAATTTCTATGGTGCCATTGGAGTCACCGACGATCGGGTCGAAGGAACCGACATCACTGTCCCAGTCTTCAACTTTACCGAGACGCATTACATCCTCGATGAGTTGGTGACCCCTGCCTACAAACTGGCACTGTTCAATTTGACTGGAAAAGTGAACGGATCGGGCTTCAAGGGATTTGCCAAAGGGGAGGTGCTATTCCTCGGCGCGAGTGGTTCAAAACGAGGACTTGAGGATTGGGAGATCACGTTTCGGTTCGCTGCGAGTCCCAACGTCACAGGCCTGTCGCTAGGAAGCATTACCGGCATCTCCAAGGAAGGTTGGCACTATCTGTGGGTTCGCTTCACGGACGATGAAGACGCCAACGCGAAAGCACTGA